CTAATATTATAAATCAAATTTCAGTGCAGTATAATCAAGCATATGTTTTATGTGAAGTAAATGATATTGGAGATCAAGTAGCATCTATATTACAGTACGATCTTGAGAATGAGAACGTGCTTATGTGTGCTATGAGGGGACGTGCAGGTCAGGTTGTAGGACAAGGATTCTCTGGTACTAAAACACAGTTAGGTGTTAAGATGAGTACTACAGTTAAAAAAATAGGATGTTCAAACCTTAAACAGTTAGTAGAAACAGATAAAGTTTTAATTAATGACTATGATATTATTGCTGAACTTACTACTTTTATTCAGAAAAGACAATCATTTGAAGCAGATGATGGTTGTCATGATGACTTAGCAATGTGTCTTGTTATATTTGGATGGTTGGTTGCACAAGATTATTTCAAAGAGATGACTGATAATGATATAAGAAGTAGAATATATGAAGAACAAAAGAATCAAATAGAACAAGACATGGCACCATTTGGTTTTATTGATGATGGTCTAGGAACATATGAAAAAGAAAAAGATCAAGAAGGAAATGTATGGGTAGTTGCAGATAACAAAGGATGGTATGAAGGTGAGAGTCCTAGAGATGAGTATGGTGAACTAAGTTCTTTGTGGGAGTATAGGTAATGGATGAGTTTGGATTTGGTCTAGATAAGGTCTTATTCAAAGAAAGAGTTTGTAGGGTATGTAATACGAGAAAGAATTTGATAGAAGATTTCTATCTTACTCGTAAAAGTAGAAAAGGATATCCTTCAGCATATTCATATGAATGTAAGAACTGTACAATTAAAAGAATAACATCTAAAAGGAAAAGGAAAAATAGACCTAGACCTTTACCTCCATACCTAGCAGATTATCCTGATTGGTAGTATGTTCATGTACTGTTTCCCCACTGAAAGAGTGAAAAATAATAAATATTTTTAGATATATGATAATCACCTCAGGAGATATACATGGCAACTTTACGCTCACCTGGTGTCGTAGTTAAGGAACTCGATTTAACCAATGGCAGAGCTGAGATTGGAATCAACAATATTGCAGGATTCGCTGCTCCTTTTACTAAGGGAGAACTAGGTTCTCCTGTTACTGTAAGTTCAGAAGCTGGACTAATAGAAGCATTTGGCGAACCAGTAGCAAATAATTCAGAGTACTTTCTCTCAGCAACAAACTATTTAAATTACGGTGGAACACTATCCGTAACTAGAGTAAATACAGCACAACTTAAAAATGCTGTTTCACGTATAGGACAAAGTGTTGCATCAGTAACTATTAATAACCCTACAACTAACGGTAAATACGTTTCAGCACCTTCTGTCGGATTCAGTGGTGGTGGAGGAACTAATGCTGCAGGTACTGCAATTTTAGACGCAGACGGTAAAGTATCTCAAGTTGTTATAACAAACTCAGGTTCTGGATATTCATCACAACCTACAGTTACCTTTGGTGCAGTCGGTGTATCAGGTCAGGCAACAGTTGCTCAAGGTAGTACAGCATCAGCATCAGCAACACTCGCTAACGTTAGTGCAGGTGCTTTAACTGGTACCCTAACAATCAACGATGGTGGTTCTGGTTATTCTTCAAACCCAGTTGTATCAATCTCAGGTGGTGGTGGTAGTTCAGCTGGTGTTACAGTTACTCCTACAATTACAGACGGTGTTATTACTGCTATTGCAGTTTCAGGTGGTTCAGGATATTCATCTGCACCATCAATTTCAGTTGCTGCACCAACAGGATTAGCAATCACATTAGTTTCTGGTGGTACTAACTACGACCCAACTGCTACTTATAACGTTTCAGTTACAGGTGGTGCTGCTAACACAGGATTTGCTGCTACAGCAACAGTTAGTGTTTCTGGAACTATTACTGGATTTACAGTAACAAACTTTGGTGATTACACAAACTTCTCTGGTGTCTCTCCTGTAATTCCTATTCCAGGTACTACAGCAGTAGGTACAGCAGTTATTTCTGCAGATTCAATCAAGATCGAAAACAATGAAGTTTACGAAGCACAGTACGGTGACAACACAACAGGATGGTTATTCGCTGCCAAGAGTGCAGGTGCATGGGGTAATGGGTTACGTGTTTGTATTGTTGACAATGGTCCTAGGCAATCTATTGCTCTTACAAGTGGCGACTCAGCAATCAATAATGTCTCTGTTGGAGATTATGTAGTATCAGGTTCTAAGAAAGGTAAGGTCATTGACTATACAATGGTCGGCACTACTCACTACGTACACGTTGTTATAGTAGACAATACAAGTAACGTATACTTAGAGAATCCTACTGCAGGTCAACTCTTTAGTGCTGCTGATTCATTAACTATTGGATCTAACAGTGGTACTGCAGCATCCGTAGATGACGGATCAATTTGGTGGACATACGCAAAACTATACAGTGGTTCTAACTTAACTTGGAACTCGGTTAGTGCTCGTCCAGTAAACACTGCTGATGGTGAGTTTTATGCAGGTGATGCATACGGTAGAGATGCAGTTCATATTGCAATCGTTGATGAAGATGGATCTGTAACTGGTAGTAAAGATACTATTATAGAATCATTTACATACCTATCAAAGGCATCTGATGGTAGAGGACCACAAGGTGGACTTAACTACTATAAGAGTATTCTTGCAGACGGTAGTGCATACATCTATGCAGGTGATACAATCTACGAAACAAACACTAGAACACAAGATTTTGAACCAGTAGGTTCTAAGGATTATGATCTAAGTGCAGGTGCAGATTATACAGCACTCGCAAGTGGAGCATGGGATCTTTCATCCTCTGACTTCAATACAGCATATGATGAGTTTAGAGAGATTGATAGTATTAATCTTGAGTATCTTATAATGGGTCCTGGTCTTGCTACTGAGACAGCAACAAAAGAGAAACTAAACTACATTGCAGGTATTGCTGCAGAGAGAAAAGATTGCATGGCATTCGGATCTCCACATAAAGGAAATATTATTGCTACTACTGGTCTTCCACTAGCTAACAAAGACATCGTTAAGAATGTTAAAGATTTCTATAATGGTGTTTCAAGTAGTTCATACTTAGTTCTTGATTGTAACTACAAGTATGTTTATGACAGATGGAATCAGAAGTATTGCTACATTCCATGTAACACAGACGTTGCAGGATTAGTTGCAGATACAGCAATCAGACAGGAACCATGGTTCTCACCAGCAGGTTTCTCTAGAGGTGCTATTAGGAACCTTGCAAAACTTGCATGGAATCCTACTAAGACAGATAGAGATGAACTTTATGCAAATAGAGTTAACCCAATCAGTACATTCCCTGGTCAAGGTGCAGTTCTATTTGGTGACAAGACAGCACTTAGCACACCTAGTGCATTCGATAGAATTAACGTTCGTCGTCTATTCATTGTTGTTGAAAAAGCAATTGAAGAAGCTGCTAAGGCACAACTCTTTGAACTCAATGATGAGATCACAAGAAATGTCTTTAAAGGAATTATTGAACCATTCCTACGTAACATTCAATCAAGAAGAGGTGTAACCGATTTCTTAGTTGTATGTGACAGTTCAAATAACACATCTGCTGTTATAGATAATAACGAGTTCGTTGCTGATATTTACATTCAGCCAACACGTTCTATCAACTTTATTACATTGACATTTGTTGCTACGAGAACTGGTATCAGCTTCTCTGAAGTAGTTGCTAGTTAAATCACAAAGGAGTTAATAACAAACAATGCCTAACATAATAGAATTTAAATCTAGGCTTAATGGTGGAGTAAGACCTAACCTCTATGAAGTTGATATCAACTTCCCTACAGGTGTAGGTGATCAAAAGTCCTTAAAAGAACAAGGACAGTACTTATGTAGATCTACTTCATTGCCTACACATTCACAAGGACTTATAGAAGTTCCATTCCGTGGAAGATTTCTTAAGATTCCTGGAGACAGAACATTTGAAGCATGGACTGCTACGTTCTACAATACAGATGACTTTAATCTCAGAGCAGCATTTGAGTCATGGGTTAACTTAGGTAACCAAGTAGACGAGAACATTGGTGTAACTGGTGGTTTTGATAACATCTTTAAGGATGTTTATGTAAGACAATTATCTAAAGATTCTGTAGGTCAAAAAGGTCAAACTGGTGGATCAGACAAGAATAAGATTCTTAGAGTTTACAAACTTGTAGATGCATGGCCAACTTCAGTTGGTGCAATCAACGTTGCCTTTGATAGTAACGATGCTTTAGAAGAATTTGATGTTGAGTTCCAGTATCAGTACCTTGATGCTAATGCACCAAATGTTGATAATCCTAATTCAACTGAAAGTGGATTTTTATCTTCTCAAGTAGTCGGTTCCGTGAACACCTAAATAGTTAAACGGTAATACAATTTAATTATGGCAACTTTATTTGGGTTCTCTATAAAAGATAAAGACCCCAAAATGAAAGCAAAAGGTGCTGCTTCCCCAGTACCTCCAGTAGATAATGACGCAACCTCCACCATTACTCCTTTTGGTGGATGGTTCGGTCATTATGTGGATCTTGACGACTCGAAAAAGAGAGACGAGATAAATTTAATACGTCGTTATAGACAGATGGCATTGCAACCTGAGGTTGATAGTGCTATTGAAGATATCACAAATGAAGCGATTGTTTCAGATAAGGATGATAGTCCTGTAGAAATTGAACTATCAAACTTAGAAGCATCCGATTCAATAAAAACAAGTATTAGAAACGAGTTCGATCAGATAAAGAAATTATTAGATCTAGACAAAGGTGCTCATCAAATATTCAGAAGATGGTTTATTGATGGTAGAATGTTTTACCATAAGGTGGTAGATTTAGAAGATCCATCTAAAGGTATATTAGAGTTACGCTGGATTGATCCACTTAAAATTAAGAAGCTCCGTATTGTGGAAAAACCACCTATGGATGCAGACCAGTTCATGAAATATGATTATGGTAAGACCACAGAATTTTATATTTACAACGAAAAAGGTGTAAACAATACAAACCAAGGTATCAAAATTGCTAATGATGCTATTGTATATGTTACATCTGGTGTAAAAGATCAAGGTAAAAATATAGTATTAAGTTACTTACATAAGGCAATCAAGTATCTTAACCAGTTAAGAATGCTTGAAGATAGTATTGTTATCTACAGATTATCACGTGCTCCTGAAAGAAGAATATTCTACATTGATGTAGGTAATCTTCCGAAGATAAAAGCGGAACAATACCTTCGTGATGTCATGTCTCGCTACAGAAATAAGTTGGTATACGACTCAAACACTGGTGAGATCCGTGACGATAAGAAGCACATGAGTATGCTTGAAGATTTTTGGTTACCACGTAGAGAAGGTGGTAGAGGAACAGAGATTACAACTCTACCTGGTGGACAAAACTTAGGTGAGTTAACAGATATCAAGTACTTCCAAACACAATTATACAAAGCATTAAACGTACCAGCATCAAGATTAGAGAGTGACAAGTCATTTGATCTTGGTAAGTCAGAAGAAATTAACAGAGATGAGATTAAATTTACTAAGTTTGTAGGTCGTCTCCGTAAGAAATTCTCTGATCTATTTCATGATTTATTAAAAACTCAGTTAATCTTGAAAGGTGTTATCACACCTGACGACTGGGAGGAGATGAAGGAGCATATCCAGTATGATTATCTCTATGATAATCACTTCTCTGAGTTAAAAGATTTAGAGATGCTCCAGAAAAAGATGGAAGTTCTAAATGAACTTGATCTTTATGTTGGAAAATACTTCTCACAAGATTATGTTATGCGTCAACTACTCCAATTTACAGAGCAAGAAATAGTTGAAATGCGTGAGCAGATAAATAGTGAGATAAAACTAGGTCTAGTAATGGATCCAGTGGCTCAATTGGGTCAAGAACAAGAGACAGCAGAGCTTGATCAAGAAATGCAAAAAGCACAAATTGATCAAATGAAGCAACCACCGTTACCACCTAGTAACAAAAACGCTAAATAAACATGAGGTTTTACTATGGAAACTACAAAAATAGTTGATATGATTATGAAGGATCATCTAGCAGATGCATCCGATGCGGTTAAAGATGTCATTATGAACAAAGCAGCAGAGATACTAACTCTTGAAAAAGAGAAAGTGGGAGCAGACATGTTCGGTCATTTGACTGAACCTGAGGAAGATGCTGTTGATAGTGATGAACAGTTACCCCCTTCACCCGAAGACAATGAAACTAATAACTGAACAAATAGAGGAAGTAAAATTTCTAACCGAGGATACTAATGGTACAAAAAGCCATTACATTCAAGGTGTATTTTTG